GACCAGGGCCCGAGCGACGCCGTGCTCGGCGCGATCGCGCGCGCCACGGGCCTCACGGCGAACCAGACGGCGGCCGTCGGCCGGTTCGTCGCGGCCCAGCTCTCGAGCGGCGCCAGCGAGCAGACGGCGCTGCGCGCGGCCGAGACCTATGCCGATCGGCTCCTCGCGCAGCGCGCCCAGCTGATCGCGCGGACCGAGGCGGTGCGCTACACGTCGCAGCTCGTGCTCGAGCGCGGCGCCGATGTCGGCGGGATCGTCGTCAAGCAGTGGGTGAGCGCCCGGGATGAGAACGTCGACGCGATCTGCCGGGCGCTCGACAACGATGAGCGGATCCCGCTCGAGCAGCCGTTCACGGCGTTCGGGCTGGAGTTCCAGGGGCCGCCGGCGCACCCCGGCTGCCGCTGTGTCCCCGAGATCTGGAGGGTCGACGCGTGAACCTCATGCGGATGGCGCACGACGATGGGGCCAAGCTGCGCTTCTACAGCAGCGAGAAGCACGGCACGCGCGTGAATCGCGCGCGCCAGGCGAAGAAGGAGCTCGGCCTGTCGGGCCGGCAGCTGAAGAAGCTGCGCAAGCAGATCGCCCGCGAGGAGCGCGCCGAGGCCAGGGCGCGCCAGCCCGGCGCGCCGCGGCGGCCGCCCAGCCCGCGGCCCGGCCCGTGACGCCGCCGCGGAGCACCTACGTCGCGATGAACCGAGGGCCGTCCGTCTTCCCCCTATTCGCGGCCGTCGCATTCGCCATCATCGTCCTGGGTCTGCGCTACGGGTCGGTTCAGCCAGCGCCGGCGATCACCCGCCCGTATCACCCGGCGACCGTCGCGCAACTGGCGAGCGGCACCTTCCCGTACACGCACGCGCAGATCACCGGCCGCGTGATCTACACGCGCCTCGAGGAGGACGGCGACCTGCACATCCGGCTCGTCGACACGAGTGCCAGCGCCATCCCCGACACGATCGTGGGCGAGTGCCTCCCCGCCCTGATGTGCCGGCGGCCCGCGACCGGATCCGTCGTGACCATCCGCGGCATCACGCGCCGCGACCCGGAGCACCGCTGGTGGGAAGTCCACCCGATCGAGTGGGAGAGTCCATGACCCCGAGCATCGGCCGCATCGTGCACTTCCATACCGACAAATCCACGCAGGCGGCGCTCATCACCGGCACGTACGCGACGCCGCCGGACCAGGTGGATCTCACAGTCTTCCCCCGCGGCGGCGGCGCGATCGCCAAGCCCGCGGTGCGCGAAGGCACGGCGCCCGGCCGCTGGTCCTGGCCGCCGATCGTCCCGAACGGCGCCGTCCGCGAAGGAGGCTGAGATGGCCGACACGAAGCAGACGCCGAAGGGCGCGATCCGGAAGATCCTCGAAGGCGTGGCCGGGATCCTGGGCGACGAGCACGACGTCGCCAAGGGCCTCGAGACGATCGCCGGCGACGTCGAGGACCTGGTGCGCTTCACCAAGACCGTGCCGATCGCCAAGGTCGACACGGAGCGCCGGCTCGTTTACGGCGTGGTGTACGAGCCGAACGTGCCCGACGCGCACGACGACGTGATGACGGTGGATGAGATCGAGAAGGCCTGCCACCGCTTCACGCAGAACTACGCGCAGAGCCGCGGCGAGACCGGGCTCGAGCATCTGGACGACGTCGGCCGCGACCAGGTGACGGTGGCCGAGTGCTACCTCGCGCCCGTCGACTTCAAACTCGGCAAGCAGCTGGTGACGAAAGGCAGCTGGGTGCTCGTCACCAAGGTGCACGACGACCAGATCTGGGCCGACGTCAAGACTGGCAAGTACACGGGCTACTCGTTCGAGGGATGGGGCCGGCGCGTGCCGGCGCCGGCGTGATGGCGGACTCCGCTCCGGCCGCGCCCGCCGCCAACGGCTTTCTGCGCTGCTCGAGCTGCCGGCGCAAGCTCCCGGTCCGCGTCCGGCACGAGACGGCGCGCCACTTGGCGCACACGCTCACCAACCTCACGCTCGTGGCGCACCTCGTGGCCCTGGACATCCGCTGCCCCGACTGCGGGGCGATCGTCGACGTGCGCATGGGGGACCTGATCCCGGCCGGCTGATCTCGGGACTTGCGTAACCGGGGGCGCGTTCCTATCCTCGCGCCTGGGAGCAGGGGTCGCGCAGACGGGCGACGGGGGCTCCGAGACCAGCAACTGGTCTCGGGGCCCTTTGTCTTTTCGGCCGGAGCGGCGATGCGCTCGTTCTTGAAGGACGTGAACCCGGACGGCGTGGACTTCGTCGGTGCGGCCGCGAATCTGCGGACGTTCGCTCTGCTCAAGGCGCAGTGGACCGCGGCCTTCGTGAACAACCTGCCGGACTCGAGCTTCGCGTACGTCGAGCCGGGCGGCCAGAAGGACGCCGAGGGCAAGACGACGCCGCGCGGCAAGCGGCACCTGCCCTTCAAGGACGCGAGCGGGAAGGTGGATCTCCCGCACCTCCGCAACGCGCTCCAGCGGCTGCAGACGACGCAGATCCCCGACGCGGCGAAGGCGGCCGCGCGGTCGAAGCTCGAAGCAGCGGCTAAGGCCGCGGGCGTGGGTGGCGACGACACCTCAAAGTCTCGGAGCGCATCGATGACCAAGCTGACGAAGAGCGAGTTCCAGAAGCGGCTGGCCGCGCAGGGCATCGAGCTGGAGCTCGACGACGCCAAGCTCGCGGACCTCGCCAAGGCGCTCGACATCGAGCTCACCGACTCCGCCGCCGCGGACGACGACGAGCCCGCGCACACCGAGCCCGTCGAGAAGACCGAGAAGTCCGCACTTGCGAAGATCTTGAAGGCGATCGGCGGCGCGCTGGGCATCGCGGCCGACGACGTCTCCCCCATCGACAAAGCGAAGCTGGACCCCGCGACCCGCGAGTACATCACGGGCCTCGAGGGCCGGCTCAGCACGATCGAGAAGGCGAACACCGCCAGCGCCAAGGCGGCGCTGCAGAAGCGGGTCGATGCCCTCCGCGACGCCGGCTGGCTCGAGGAGGCCGAAGTCGCCGACGTCACCGAGCCCGAGGTCGCGGCGATCGAGAAGGCGCGCGATCGCGTGGTCGCGCGGCTCAAGAAGGCGGGCGTGTTCAGCTCGTTCGGCACGCCCAAGCGGGGCGACGACGACGAGCCGACCAGCCTGCGCGAGCTCGTGCAGAAGGCGGTCCGCGACCAGCTGGGCCGCGACCCCAAGAACAAGATCGAGGAAGCGCGCGTGAAGAAGGCGATCTACGAGGCGAACCCCGGCCTGATGCAGGCCGTGCTGCGCGAAGAGCGGCTCGAGAAGCAGCAGCGCACGGCGTAACCGCCGCGTCCCTGTAGCGACGACCTGAGCGAGGAGCGATTCCATGGCGTGGCAAGGCGATGCACTGCCCAACGACCTGAGCTTCAAGGCGGCTGCGGATCTGAGCGCCTTGCAGTACACGTTCGTCAAGCTCGACGCGAACGGCAACGTCGTCGCGTGCTCGGCCGCCGGCGAGAAGTCGGTCGGCGTGCTGCAGAACAAGCCGAAGAACGGCGAGACCGCCCTGGTGCGGCCGGTGGGGCTCTCGAAGATCGTGGCCTCGGCCGCGATCGCGGCGGGCGACTACATCGCCACGACCGCCGCCGGTCAGGCGAAGACGGCGCTGCGCCTCGTGGCGGCGTCGGGCAACGCCTCGAACGTGATGGGCATGGCGACGCGCGCCGCAGCGGGCGCCGGCGTCGTCATCCAGGCGGACATCCAGCGGACCGGCATCTGGCCGACCGCGGACGTCTAAGCCGCACACCCCGCAAGGAGTCACCATGACGCGTTCGGTGCTGCACCCTGACGACCTGATGCAGGATCCGCGGCTCGCGAAGCTCGGGAAGAGCCGGCGCGACCTGGTGCTCGCCTTTGCCGACGCGCTGGACGGCGGCCACGGCGCCGGCGAGCCGATCCTCAAGAACTGGCAGCGGTTCGAGAAAGCGAACCCGACCCCGGGCGACGTGCACGTCTCGACCGAGCTGACCGACATGTCCGTGGCCTACATCCAGGACATGTCCAACAGCGCCGCGTCCGGCCAGGGCGTGGTGCCCGTCGACAACATCGCCGGCCAGTTCAACATCTACGACCGCGGCGACTGGAACCGCATCGACGAGGTCGCGGCGCGGCGCGCGCCGGGCGCCGAGTCGGCGGGCGGCGGGTTCAAGGTCAGCCAGGGCAGCTA